CAAGAGCACCACCAACGTCTACGATGCGAGCCTGGGCGCGCGCAGCAACGAGACGAGCGGCATCGCCATCCAGCGCCGGCAGAACCAATCAGGTGTCGCTAACTTCCACTTTGTGGATAATTTGAACAGGTCCATCCGGCATTGTGGAGAAATCTTATGTGACATGATCCCGAAGATTTACGATGTGCCGCGTCAGGTGCGGGTGCTGGGAGAGGACCGCAAGCAGCAGATTGTGATGGTGAATCAGCGCTACATGGACGATAAAGGCGTAGAGCGCAACTACGATCTGAGCGCGGGGAAATACGATGTCACGATCACGGTGGGGCCGAGCTACACTACGCAACGTCAAGAGGCGTTTGACACGCTTACGCAATTCGCGCAGGCGTACCCGCAGCTATTGCAGGTGGCGGGTGATCTGATCTTCCAGTACAGCGACATGCCAGGGGCGGAGAAGATTGCGGAGCGGCTGCAGAAGATGCTGCCGCCGCAGTTGCAGGAGCAGCCTGAGGGGCAGCCGCAGATTCCGCCCGAGATGCAAGCGCAGATCCAGCAGATGGCGGGCGAGAACGCGCAACTGAAGCAGTTGGTTGAGCAACAGGGGCGGGAGATTGCAATCAAGAAGGCTGAGACGGACAGCCGCGAGGCTATCGAACTCGCCAAGATTGAGCAGGCTGACAGGGAAGCGGCGTTGTCTGCCAGCGTGAAGAACCGCGAGCTGGATCTGAAGGCTGCGGAACTCCATGAGACGCTATCGAGCACTGAGTCGATGGCGTTGATGAAGTCGGAACTCGACTACATAAAGATGCAGATCGCCAACATGGCCACAGGGGCGGCCGCCGAGCAGGCTGCGGAGCAGATGGCCGTGCGGCAGGCGTTTGAGCCGCCGGAAGCGCAGGCGCAAGGGCCAGCGCAGGAAGAACCCGCCGCACCCGCTGTCTAACCGCAAAAGTTTATGTCCGAAGACGTAGAAGGCCAGAAGCCCGAACCGTCACCCTCTGAAGATACCGTAAGTCCTGAGGATTTCCGGGAGTACGAGGCGTGGCGGAAGACGGGTGAGTTGCCATCCAAGAAACCGCCTGCGGCCGCGGAAAAAGCCATTCCGCCGGCCAAAACTGAGCCGGAATCAGCCCCGGAGACACCATCGGAACCAGAGGAACAGGAAGAGGACGAGGAAGAGTCCAAGGATACCGGGGAGCGTAAGCGGCCCGGATCGCGCCAGCGCAGGATCGACAAGCTGACGCGGGAGTTGGACGAACTCAGACGTGTGATTGCGGGCCAGCAACAACCAGCGCCCGCGGCGAGGCCGCCTGAGAAACCACAGCCACAGCCCGTCGAAGGCAAGCCCAAGCTCGAGGATTTCGAGACGCTCGAGGCGTATCAGGAAGCTCTCACGGACTTCAAGATCGACCAGCGCGAGAGGGCCAGGCAGCAGGAAGCGCAGCGTCAGGCAGTTGCTCAGTACGAGGAGAGGCTGCAGGCCGATTGGGCAACCCGCGAGAAGGCCGCCAAGCGGGCGCATCCGGACTACCTCGAAACCATCGAGAGCGTGGAGATGCCGAAGGGCCCGATTGTGGCTGATTTGCGCCAGGCGATCCTCGAGGAAGAGCAGGGCGCGGAAATCCTCTACTGGTTGGCGAAGAATCCCGCGGAGATCAAGCGCATTGCCGCACTCAGTCCGCACAGCGCGGTGCGTGAGATCGGCAAGATTGCCGCCCGTCTTCCTAACGGCATTCCTTCCACTCCATCCACAGGTTCCGATCCACCGAAGAAGCAGGTTACCAGCGCCACCAGACCGCCGGCCGCCGTGACTCGCTCCGCGGGATCGCCGTCTGAGGACATCAACGACCCCGAAGTGCAGAGCGATTACACGCGATGGGAGCGGTTGCGTATGGCGCAGCTAAGGAACAAGTAAATTGGCTACGAATACTCTTTTAACCACGAGCATGATCACAAACGAGTTGCTCATGCGGTTCAAAAACAATCTGGGGTTCAGCAAGGTTCTGGAGCACACGTACGACGACAAGTTTGCGGTGAGCGGCGCCAAGATCGGCGACACGTTGAGACTCAGGGATCCTGTGCGCTACGCGGTGACCAAAGGTCGCGTTATGACGCCGCAGGACACCGTGGAAACATCGAAGAACCTCACTCTGAGCACGCAGGCCCATGTGGGCTTCTCGTTCACCAGTGTAGAGCAGACCTTGAGTATCGACAACTTTTCGGAGCGGTACGTCGAGAGCGCCGCAGCGGCGCTGGCCAACCAGGTGGACGTGGACGGTCTGACGATGGCGTATCAGAGCACCGCGAACTCGGTGGGCACGGGTGGAACGGCCTTCACCACGCTGGATTTCGCGTATGCGGCCGGCAGGACGCTGGACGAGAACAGCACGCCGGTGGATGGCAAGCGGTACATGGTGGTGTCTCCGCGGCAGCAGGAAGCCACGTTGAAGGCCGCGCAGGCGATCTTCAATAGCCAGACCCAGATTGCCTCGCAGTACGTGAAAGGCAGGATGGGTGAGATGGGCGGGTTCACCTGGATCATGGATCAGAACGTCCAGACGCACACGGTAGGCCCTCTGGGTGGTGCTCCCATCGTGACTACGGGCAGCCAGACTGGTTCTACGTTGCTGGTGAGCGGATTCACCGCCAGCGCCGCGTCCCGGTTGAAGAAGGGCGACCTGTTCACGCTGCCGCTGGTCTACAGCGTCAACCCGGTGAGCGGCGTCTCGTCAGGGCAGTTGCAGCAGTTCACGGTGACCGCGGACGTGAGTTCTGCGGCTGATGGTACGGCCAGTATTCCCATATTCCCCGCGATCACGCCGACCGGGACGAACAAGACGGTGACCGCCAGCCCAGCGGCATCGGCGCCGCTGACCATCATCGGGACCGCCAATAGCACCGCGACGGAAGGTATCGCGTTTCACCGGGCAGCGTTCGTGCTCGGCATGGCTCCGTTGGCTGTGCCGCCAGGGGCCGACAGCGCCAGCCAGACAGACCCCGACACCGGCGTGTCCATGCGCGTAGTAAAAGACTATGACGTCTTAAACGATCTTTTTATTTGCAGGGTAGATATTTTGTACGGATTTGCCGCGCCGAGGAGCGAGTGGGCCGTGCGCATCGTGAGCTAGGAGGAGTTATGAACGGAGAACGACAGGAACCGCAACCGGAAGAGCAGGTTTTCGAGCCGCCGCCCCCGCCCGCATTCGTGCGGCCGGCGATCATCACCACTGAACCGCCACCTGACGGATGGCCGGAGGGCTACCCGAAGGTTTACTTCTCGATTTTCGAGAGGCTCCCCCCGATAGTGGTGCTCAACAAAGAGGACGAGGACGCCACCATCAACAAAACGTACTGGACGACGATTCCTCCCGAGGAGCCGGAACCGGAGCCGCCGGTTTAAATATGGACGGAGAGTATCCCCGCTGGAAGTTCCACCGGACGCTGCCGATTCAGCTCGTCCAGTCTAGGGCCGAAGAGGACGCTCTCGGTCCGGCGTGGGCGCGCAGTCCGTGGCCTGAGGTTCGCGAGCCTGAGGCCACCCAGCAACCTGCGGAGCCGCTCCCCGCGGTTTCGCAGGCTGTTTCACAGGATGTTTCACGTGAAACATCCGATCAGGTTCCAACCAAGGAATGCTCCAAATGCAGGCAGGTTAAGCCTGTTAGCGAGTTCTACCGCCGGGGGCGCAGGCTGCATGCGCAATGCAAGGGGTGCATCAACGCCTACTTGAGGGAGCGCACGAAAACGCGGAAGCATAAGGCGCAACCACGCGATAGTGGGGCATCCCCACGGCTGATCACGGGCGGGGCGGCGCATCCTTTATATATGCTGGTCGAGTTCACGGCGGATTTCGAGCTGTTCGGGATGCGGTTCCACAAGGGAGACAGCGTGGAGATGAACAAGGATCTGGCGGCGCGGGCGGTGCGCGCCGGGGTGGCGGCCGTCCCGCAGGAACCTGAAGCAGCGTAAATGGACGACGGGAAGTGACGGCGATTGTGCGTAGGTACGAAATATGGCGACAGTTAGCGACCTGATCCATAGCAGCATGCGATTGATAGGCCAGATTGCATCGGGCGAGACGCTGGAAACGGATGAACTCAACGACGCCTTCGTGGCCCTGAACCAGATGGTGGGCAGCTGGAACACCGAGGGCGCGAGCATCGTGGGACGCGCGCAGGTCACCGTGCCGTTGACGACGCCGTCCGCGGCCTATGTGCTTACTGCGCGTCCCGTGCAGATTCAGTCCGCGTCCGTGTCTGCCGGCGGCACGGACCACCCGCTGGAGATCGTGGATGCGAGCGGCTGGGCGCAAATCACCGAAAAGGGCGCGCTGGCCATCGTCACCCGCAAGTTGTTCTGCGACTACAAGTACCCGTCCAGCACCGTCTACCTCTGGCCCGCGCCGCGCACCACCGGGACGTTGGAACTGTGGATCTTGGCTGAGATTGCGGCGTTTGGATCCACCGGCGCGACCATCGCCATGCCGCCGGGATACGAGGCGGCTCTGAGATTTAATTTAGCGCTCACATTGGCCCACGAATACGGGCGATCTGTAGCCCCGGAGCTTGCGGCGAACGCCCAGATGCTCAAGGCCAGCCTGGTTCAGTTGAACCGCGAAAACCATATGAGGACGCCCCCGCCGCAGGCCAACCCGCTGCCTAGCCAGACCGGGGTGGCCTCTTGATCCAGGCGGGCACGGGCCTGCTGTACCCCGCGCTGCGCAAGGCGGGCGTGACGCTTGAGCCGGGACGCATCCCCGGGCCGGCGCAGTTTGACGACGCGTTGGGCGAGCTGAATAGGCTTATGGCGAGTCTGCATCTCGATCCGCTGTACATCTACCGTGTTGAGGTGATCTCTTTTCCGCTCACGCCCAGCCAGGCGGCGTACACCATCGGCATCTCCGCGTCCGGGCAACCGCCCGCGGATATAGTGGCTGCAAGGCCCATTGAAATCTCCGCGGCCAACATCGTGGACGCCGGGTTCCGATCGCCGCTGCACGTGGCCACGGCGGCGGAATGGGCGAATCGCTACCAGGACACCCTGGATGGCTTCCCGGCAGCGATATATAATGATGCCGCCGCCCCACTCTCGACGATCACTTTGTGGCCGGTTCCGTCCACCAGCATGACCCTTGAGTTGAATGTCTGGCACCAGACGCCTGCGTTCACCACGGCGAACGACATTGCGAACCTCCCGGCGGGGCTGGAGGATGTTCTGGTTCTTAACCTTGCTGCGAGGCTCGGTCCACAGTTTCAGCGCCCCACTGATCCCACTTTGCGCGCGGACGCGCAGATGTCGCTTATGAGGTGGCTCTCCCTCAACTCGCCGCAGCCAGTGCTCGAGGTGGGCGATATCGGCGCGTGTGCCTGCTCTGGCTATAACATCTATCAGGACGCCTGATGGCGCAGCGTATCGTGGCAACGCTAGATCAGGGCCCGGCGGGGCCGATGGGTCCAACCGGGCCCGCGGGGCCGGAAGGCCCGCAAGGGGAACCCGGCGCAACCGGGGCAACCGGACCGGCGGGCGCGGCAGGAACCAGCGGAGGCTCGATCCTCACCGGGACATTTGCCGCATTGCCAGCCAGTCCCTCCGGATCCACGGTTTACTACTTCACGGACTCGCCCTACACCCACGCCGTGTACGAGAGCGGGGCGTGGAAGTACTTCGTGAACGGGTTCCGCTGCGTTCCCCCGGTGGATGCCGACTTTGCCTGGGTGAACCAGGGAACGGCCACGGTGGCCGGGACCTGGGGCGGTATATATCTGGATGTCCCCCCGGTGAGCGGCCAGAACATCCGCATCCGCAAGAAGGCTGCCCCGGCCACCCCGTACACCATCCATGCGGCGTTTGTGCCCAATCTGATCGCGGTGAACTTCTCCACGGTGCATATCGGGTTCCGCAAATCGGACGACGGGCAGATCAAGCATTGCCGTTACGGCTGGTTCAATGCCTGGCATATGGACCGCGCGACCGGCACTCCCACTTCGGACGCCGGGGCTGGCGCGACCATAGACCCGTGGGACCTGTACAGACCGATTCACCTGCGGATCTCCGACGATGGAACCAACATCGTCTACTCCTGGTCCCACGATGGCCGGGTCTGGTTTACGGTTGTCTCTGAGGCGCGCGCGTTCGCGTTCACGCCCAACGAGATCTTCTGGGGCGTCGATAACCGCTACGCCGCGGGCTCGCACACGGTAGGCGCATACCTGATCCACTGGCAGCAATCATGACCCGCCAATCTTTAACCATCTACCAGGGCGACGACTTCGGCGCCATCGTTACCGTGAACAATGAGGACGGCACGCCCGCGGACATTTCCACCTACACGGCCCAGGCGCAGATCCGGCGCGGCGCGGCCGACGTGGACCCGGTGGTGGCGGCGCAGTTCACCGCCACCGTGGAAAGCCCCGTGATCAACCTGACGCTCACCCACGACCAGACGCTTCTGCTCACCGGAACCTACGTGTGGGATCTGCAGCTGGTGTCGGCGGGCGGGGTGATCACGACCATCATGACCGGCCCGGTGCGTACAAGCGCCGAGGTGACCAGGGCCGCATGACCCCAGGAAGTCTGCATATCGAGGAGTTCAGCGCCACGCTGGGCATTCCTGGCCCTCCGGGGCCGCCCGGGCCGCCGGGACCGTCTGCTTCCATCTTCTTCTATAGGGCGGACGCCAACTCGCAGGCGGCCAACGACCCCGGCGCGGGCAAGCTGCGCTGGAACAACGTTGACCAGCAGGAATCCATGGCGCTGTACATGGATTGGCTGACGGACGGGGATTTCGACGCCCACATCTTTTTCCAGACCGTCGATATTTCGCAGCGGTTTCTGATCCAGGACGCGGACCTGGCAGCGAATTACCAGGTCTGGGAGATGACCGGCCCCGCCATCAACTACCCCGATTGGTTCGAGGTTCCGGTCACATTCGTTGAATCGTCCGGCGCGGGGGTGTTCGCCCATAATACGCGGCTCGCGGTGGTGGTGCAGGTCGTGGGCGCGCCCGGCGAGCAGGGGCCTATAGGGGCACAGGGACCTGAGGGACCACAAGGACCACAGGGTATCCAGGGGCCTGAAGGCCCGCAAGGCATCCAGGGCGAGCCAGGGGCAGACTCCACCGTTCCGGGGCCTGCGGGTCCCGCGGGCGCGGACGGGGCCGATGGCGCAGCGGGTGCTGCCGGCCCGCAAGGCATCCCCGGCCTGCCCAATTCAGTGCGTGACGAGGGATCCGTGCTCACCGTGCGCACATCCATCAACTTCTTGGGCGCGGGCGTTACGGCTGCCGATGACGCCGTCAATGGGTGGACAACGGTGACCATACCGGGCGGCGCGGCGCAGACGCCGTGGGCGCAGAATATCGACGGCGCGAGTTTCAGCCTGGGCAGTGTGAGCGCGCTAGGTATAGGCGTGGCGGCGCCCACTGCGCCAACCAAGCTGCAGTTGAATGCGGGCCGCGCCATGTTCTACGGCAACTCAGAAGCCTGCGTATACATCGCATATAACAACGCGACGGCGGGATGGTGGCTGGGCGGCACCAGCGGCGCAGATCTCGCGATTTCGGTCCAGGCGGGCTCGGAGCGGATGCGGGTCACGGCGGCGGGGCACGTTGGTATCGGCAATACGCTGGCAACATTGCCGGACGCAGCTACAGGCCCGCACTTGGTTATGGGATCGGTTAGCGGCGCCTCTACGGGGCGCTACATTGCCTGTTCCAACGTGACTGCGGCAGAGACGGTTGTGGGCGCCTACGGTTGGGCAAACTATGCCGTCGCCGGCTCGGAAAAGCGCATTGCGCACGTCGCGGCCACATTGGGGGCCTCCAGTGATTCGGGGAACATCGTGTTCACCACATGGAATCTCGGCGTAGCCGCCGAAAAGATGCGGGTAACGCCGGCGGGCAACGTGGGGATCGGGACCAGCGCGCCGGTGTCGAAATTGTCATTTGGACAATTCAGCGCGAGTATGGCGTCACGCATCGCATTCTACGAGGAAACGTCATCAGGACAGCATTTGCGCGGCATCGGCTTCTGCACCCCGGCGGCGTTTCAATACGGCGTGGGCATTTGGTCACTTGCCGCGGTCACTCCCGCCGAGACAAATGCGGCGGTGTTCATTCGCGACGATGGGGCCGTGCAAATGCAGTATCTGCCATCCGCGAATCCTGGGGCGGGAACGAAAATGCTCTGGTACGACCCCGCCGACAGCAACCGCGTAAAGTTCGCCGCATAGGAGAAAGCATGGCGCTAACGTATCTTGAAAGTTCCGCCTTGATGGGAGACGTTGAACTGCGCAACCGAATCAAAGTGGCTGTGCTGACCTACGCCTCATATATTCTCAACGAAGGCACGGGAGTGCCAGCGCACACTTCGCGCGTGCGCTGGGCGCAGCAGGTCTATCAGTCCCCCGATAGCGTTGCCGCGCAGGTCCAGCCGCCCGTGGTGATGGATGGGCAGGTGCAGCTTGACGGCGCGGCCATCACCGACGCCGCGTTGCAGACCGCCGTCGAGGGGGTGGTCAATAAGCTGATATGACCGATATTCCACTTGAAGGAACAAGCGCCGCCGTCTCTGATTTCACGGCGGAAGATCGCCTGTTTTTGGA